CCGAAGCACAACTGCTTGACCGTCGTGGCAATACCGGTGCCTTCCTTGCCGCCGGTGCCGGCGAAGATCGCCGTTACGACGGGCGAGTCCAGCAGCTTGATCCGGTCCTTGAGGTTGATCCGAACCTTGTCGTAATCGACGAGCAAGGATTCTGCATAGGCCACGTAGACAGTCTGGAAGTCCGCCGGGTACGCTCCGCCCCAAGGCCCCCACCTGACAACCACCCGCCCCCCGGCAATGCCGTAGTCCTGTAGGTAGTCGAGAACCCCGCCTTCGTTGATGAGTTGGATGCTGCCGAAAGCCGGCCGAACCGCCCCGGTGACGCGGGAGCCGCTGAACAACTCCCGGCGCATCGTCCCCGCGTCAGCCAAAAGCGGCTTGATGACGTAGTTCGCCGGGGTGTCCGTCGATAGAGTCGGATAACCCTTGTCGCTGAAGACGATGGTCTCTTGCGTACCGGCGTCGTCGACCGTCACCGTCAGTTCGACGGTGAAAACATACTCAGCCACGATCAGCGACCGTTAACCGCGCGCTCGGCCTCGTCGGCTACCGCAGTGATGCCCTGCTTGATCCGGTCGAGGATGGGCTTCACTTCGGCATAGATCGCGGCGAGTTGTTCCATCTGCTTCATGGCCTCTTCGCGGATCGCCTGAATCTGGCTTTCGGACTTCTGGATCAGTTGGTCGATCAGCCCCTGCAAACTCTGGTCGCGCTGGGCCAGGCCGGCGTCGATCTGCGTAAGGGCGTTGAACTCCTGCACGCTCGTGTCGGTCTGCTTCTCAAGGGCGGCGAGTTGCGCTTCTAGCAATGCGATCTGCGGGTCGACGTTCGTCGCGCCGATCGAATCCAGGCCCGCCATCACGGTGTCGAAGATTGTTGCGTATGCCGATGAGCTGGCGAAGTAGGCCCGGGCCTCGTCCAGATACGCGCGGGCGTTGCTGGTGAGGTTGCCTTGAGCGAACGTGTCCCCCGCCTTGGCTTGGGATAGCGTCGTCTCGAACAGCGAGCGTGCGTCGGCGAGTTGCGCGCCGAAGCCCTTTGGCGACAGGTCGGAGAACTTCAGGGAGCCGGTGAACTGAGCGATGTCCTTCGCCAAGTCCTTGATGCCCTTGAGGCCGCTCAGTTGGTCCTCTAGGGCCTCCTTCTGCTTGGCGTGCAGTTCGTCCTGCAGCGACGCTTCCAGGCGGATGCGGTCGAGGATGACGCCTTGAAGCTCTTGGGCCACCGCGACCGGATCGTCTGCCGTCTGGAGTTGTCCGAACAGGCGTTGCTCCGTCGCCTTCAGGCGCGCGATTCGGTCCTGCGGGTTCAGTGTGCGCAGGAATGCGTCTTCGATCGAGCCAGCAAGGGAGCCGGACCTGAAGTCCGCGATGGACTTCTGCGTCGCCAGCAGGTCTTGCAATTGCTCTTGGAACGTCTTGACGGTCCGGCCGAGAATCTTGTCCAAGCCCTCTTGCAAACGCTCGATTTCGTCGATGTTCTTCTGGTAGGACTGAACCAAGGTGTCGCCTGATGGGTCGACAACCTCTTTCAACTCATCAGCCGAGGACGCAATGCCATTGAGCAGTTCTTTGATCTGGCTTTGGGCCAGCGCGTCCTGAAGCTGAACCCAAGCACCGTAAGCGTCGAGAATGGCTTCCTTGCCGTCGACTCCAACCGCGTTCCACAGCTCGACGATCTGGTCGCGCGTGGCACCGATGATCCCGGCCGTGCTCGCCTCGATTCCACCATCTGCCAGAATCTGCTTGATCCGCTCCGCGCGGAACTGCGTCAAGGCATCGCCGCTCAGGAAGTCCGCGATGACGGAATCAACCCCACTGAGCAAGTCCTCGATGCGCGCCATTTCAGCGGCTGCATCGGTGGCCGCGTAGATCGCTTGCTTGACTTGGGCCAGGGCCGGGTCGAGCTTGCGAAGCGCCTCTAGCTCCAGTTCCCGTTCCTTGGCTACAGCCTCGGATTCCTTGCCAAGAGCCCGGAGCAGTTCGATGTCCAGCGAGGTCCGCGCGTTGGCGATTTCCTCGAACTTGTCGGCCACTTCGTCGAAGGCGCCGGACAGGCCGATGAGCTTGGCGAACATCTTGTCGCCAGCCTCGGTGCCGTCGTTCAGGGCCGCGGCAAGCGCCTTGAATTCCTCGCGGCTTTGCGGAACCGTGCGCCCCAATCGGGCGAACTCAGCCACCAGGGCATCGGTGTTCGCGCGGAGTTGTTCGCCCTCGGTGAAGAACTCCGAAAAGAACGTGTCCAGGCCGCTTTGCAGGTTGTCCAGGCCACCAGCCCCACGGATCATCGCTACCGACAGTGACTCGCCGCTTTCGCCAACCTTGATGAGCGCGCCGCGAACGTCCACGAGTTGGGTGTACGTCTCGGCCAGGTCTTCCGCTGAACCGCTCAGGGTCTGAACGATCCGCCCGACACTGGACAAAGCCCCGCCGGCCGTCTCGGCCGCGGCGATGGACTGGCGGACAATCTCCGCCCCAACGTCGCCTTGCTTGCGCGCGATGTCGGTGAAGTTGATGGCAGAGACGCCAAGCAACTCCAGTTGATAGGACGCCTGCTCGATGCCGGACGAGACGCGAATCAAGGTCTCGAAGTAGCCCTCGCCGACCTGCTGGAAATCATCGAGACCGGGGAGAACTGACTTTGCAAGCCCGTCGCTGAAAGCCCCGATGGCCGCGCTGATCGCAGCCTCAAGGTCTTCACCCTTCAGGTCCTTCAGAGACAGGCGCTCAATCTCCACCGGGAAGGCGGCAATCGCGTCCTTGAGTGCGCTCCCGTCCTTGCCGAGCGCATCCGCCGCAAGGATCATGGTGTCGCCGATGCTCGTGAAGATGCGGCTGAACTGGTCCGCGACCTGCTGCTCGACTTCACCGAAGACCGTGCTTTCAGTGGTCTTCTTGACCAAGCCGAAGAAGCTGCTTTTCGTCGTCGCTACGTCCGCGTACTGCTGGACGATGACATCGCCAACGTTGCCGAGGATGGACAGGCCGGAGTCGACGACTTCCTGCTTGACCTTGCCCCACAGGGCCTGAAGGCTCTTGACGAATCCGATGTTGCCGAAGATGTTCAGTTCTTTGCTGAAGTCCAGGCCGAAGATTTCGTTCTTACCCAGCGCGTTCAGGATCGGGTCGCCCTGGTTTACGCTCAGGGTGCCGGTCTTGATGCCGAGGTTCTTGCCCGTCGTCAGACCGCCGCCGACCGACCGCACGATCAGGTTTCCGAGGCCCGCCATGCTGTCGCGGATGTCCTCTAGGGCGCTGAGTTGGCCGCGGCTGTAGGAAAGCTCGATCCTGGCCGTCTTTTCAAGCAGGTCGATGCTGTTGGCGATGGACTCGGACTTGGCCGCGTCATTGCCGAAGACAGTTCCAGCGCTGCGCTGGTTTGCAGTTACGAGCGTACCTGTAGCCGCTCCACCCTGGCGCTGGGACGCCGATGCGTTGTTGCCGCTGCGCTTGTCGAAGCCGCCGGCCGACGCGTAGCCGAGTGCCGCCATGAGCGCGGCCATTGCGATGGCACCATACAGGCCGGAGATGGAGCCTTCCTTCGCGATGGCCGGGGCGGCGGACGCTTGTCCGACCGCTTGAGACTGCGCAATGGATGCTTGGGCATGGGCCGCATCGGCAGCAAGTTCTGAGGCCCTGAAAGCCTCTTGAACTGCCTGCCGCTTCGTCTCTTCCGCGATGGTGACAGCAGTGACTTCCTGCAGGCCGAAGAGCTTCGCGGCCGTGGCCTGGACTGCGCCTGCGATCTGTGCGATCCGGAATCCAGTCTCGATAGCCTCAAGGGTCTTGTAGCCCTTGGAGTTCTCTTGGAAGAACCCCTTGGCTGCGCCAGCCATCGTGGCGTAGGCGCTGACCTGTGCCTTGGTCTGCTGCTCGATCAGGGCCGCGATGCCCTTCTGCCGCGTTTCCTCGTCAAGCCCGGGGTCCTTCTTGATGGACGCTAGGCGCTCTTCGATCGCAATCCGCTTGGAACCGTAGTCCTCAAGCGTGTTGACGAGTTTGACGAGCGCATTGCCCGCGCCGTTGAATGCCTTGGTCAGCGCATCACCGAACGTCTCCGCCCGCGTCGGGTCAAGAAGGTCGGCGATGTAATTGATGTTGTCCTGCGTCGCGATGTTCTGGATGGCCTTGTTGGCGTTCGCCGTGGCGCGGCTGATCCTGTCGTCGCGCTCGTCAGTGTCGAACCCGGCGTTGCGAATCTGGTCGAGTTGACGCTCAAGCGCAATGCGGATGCGCAACTGCTGAATGGCGACGTTTCGAGCAGCCGAAGACTTGCCGAGCAGCCCGGCCTCGGCCGACATGATCTGATTGGCTTCGCGCAACTCTCGCGCTTGGTCAGCGATGGCCTTCGTCAGCGCATCGCGCTTGGCCGTCTCCGCGACGATGAACGCCGTTGTCTCTTGGTTGCCCTGCTCAACCTCACCAGCGAAGAACTGGTCCGCCGAGCGCTTCAGCCGCGCGCGGTTCTCCGCGATCTTGTTGTCCGCGGCGATGGCGATCTGAACTTGCTGGTCGAGCAGTTCGTTCAGTCGTCCCTGAAGCGAAATGACGGCGGCGGTGTTCTCGCGCTTCTGCTTGGCTAGTTCGATCTCCTTGGCGGTCGCCTCGATCTGAACGGCGCCAGCCTTCAAAGCCGCATCCCGCGACTGTTCGATGAACTCGACTTCGGACAGCAGGCCGCGGCGGAACTGGCTTTCGATCGCGGCGCCCGTTGCCTGAGCGGCGCGCACCATCTCGCTTGTGGCGTTGCGCAGCAGCGCTAGCCGAACCTCCATCGACTGCTGGAAAGCGGCCGAGCTTTGGGTGATGGCAGATAGGGCGCCCTCGATTTCCTTGGGGTCGCGGCCGGCCAGTTCCATGCGCGTGCGCGCAGACTCCAGGTCTTTGGCTAGTTTGGCTTGGCTGCTCAGGCTGGCTTCTACGAGCTTTTCAGTCTCGTGCAGCGCTTGCGTTCGAGCGGCGCGGCCGGCCTGCGCTTCGGCGATCTGCCGGTCTAGTTTCGCGCCCTCGCGCTTCGTATCCAGCAGGTCGCGCGCGTCTTGGACTTCCTGAGACGATCCGCCACCACGAAGCTCCGCCGTCGTGCCGCCGCGGCGCCCCCTGCCTTCTAGGCGTGTCTGCGCGGCCGTCAGGGCGGCTTCCGCCTTGGCAATCTCGCCTTCGACAGTCTCGGCGCGGCCGATGTTCAGCATCTTGTCCCAGGCGCCCTTGGCCACGTCACCGAGGGAGCGCCAAGCACGCTCGAACGTGCCTAGGCGGGCCTCAAGTTGGCCCGTGCGGCCTTCCAGCGCTTCGGCATAGGCCAACTGAGCAACGCGCGCGGCCTCGGCCACCCTGCCCTGATCAGTCAGCGACTTGATCTGCCGATAGACACTCTCGGTGAGGAAGTTGATTTGCTCGTTGAGCTTGACGGCGGCCTGTAGCGGGTTCTTGCCGAGTTCGCTGAACTGCTTGACCGTCTCCGCTACAGCGGGACCGCCGACACGCTCCAACTTGATAGCTGCGGCGGCCGCCTTCTCCAGCGCGCCGCCGACGACACCGCCGGAGTTCACCAGCAGTGTCAGAGCTTCGGCCGCCTTGCCTTGCGTGCCGGCTATGCCGCTGATGGCCTTTGCCATCGCGTTCAGGCCGCCTACAGTTTGTCCGCTGGCGTTGCCTGTGAGTATGAGACCGCGGGCGAAGGCGTCCTGCTCTTTCGCGCCCTGCGCGTAGGCGAGCGTGAGCGTGGCTACGGCGGCACCAATACCGCCAAGCGCGACGCGAGCCGGCGTGATGAGCGTGCGCAGCGCAGTGAAGGTATTTCCAAGCCCGCCGAAGGTCCCGCTGAGCTGCGAGCCCTGCTGAATCAGCGCGGTCAACGGACTGCCTCCGCTGGCGATCTGCACGAACAGGTCGTTGAGTTGGAAGCTCATCTGCTGCGCTTGCTGCGCAGTGAGTTTCTGGCCGACGCCGAGCTTTTGCGTGGCGTTGGCGGCTTCCTTGATTCGTGTGATGTATGGCGCGGCCTCGTTCGACACGCCGAGTAGCGCGGCCTTGTACTCGAGGATGTCCGCCTGAGACTTGCCGAGCGTCGCCGACTGGAATTTCAGCGCTTCTAGGAAGCCGGCCTGCGAGCGCTCGGCCTGCTGCTTGACCTGAGCCGCTTCCCGCTGGGCTGCCGCCTCCTTCAAGGCGGCTTCTGCCGCGGCCTGCTGGGCCGCGCGCTGGTTCTGAAGTTGCAGGATCAGCGGCGCCGCCGCCTCGCCGACGCCGGCTTGCGCAGCCTTGTAGCGCAGCACTTCTTCGGAACTCTTCCCGAACAGGGCGACCTGCTCCCTGAGCGTGGAGACTAGGCGTTCGCCAGCGCTCGCGAGCCCGTCCGCACCAGCCGCCGCCGGGCGCGTCTCCTGCGCCATCTTCGCGGCAGCCGTGGCAAGGGCGTTCGCAGACTGCGCCGCGGCGGCGGTGTCTTGGAACGCCTTCGCCATGACGGCCTGCGAGCTGCTCATGGCGCTGAAGCTGCGGGCAATCTCGGCCGTGCTACCGACCAGCGCCTGCAGCGCCGCGTCAAGCCGCTTTGTCGACGACTCGGTTTTCGTGCCGACAGCGGCGAAGCGCTCAAGGTCCTGAGTTGCCTCAACGACTTCGGACGAGTCGATTTCTAGCGAGATGCCGCTAGTGACTTCCGTCATTTCTCGTCCTTTTCGTTCATGGAATCCAGCGCCTCGTCTTCCAAGACCATCAGGTCATCGATGAGTCGTCGCCGGTCGCGTCTTGAGATGCGCCCGCACTGAGCGCGCAGGCTTGCTGACTCAAGGACAATTGGGAGTTGGGCCAGGTCCAGCCCTGTCGGCCCGCCGAAGGCGAAGACCCAGCGCTTTCGCATGTGCAGGAAGACCGCAACAGAAGTTCGGTTCTCGGGCCACACAGGCACCGGCTTCTGAGCCGCGTATGCACTCAATGGAATGCCGAGCGCCGCCGCCTGCTTTGCCGTTGGAATGCGCTGGTAGAGGCGGCGGGCTACCTCTCTCAGTTTCCCAGGCGGCCCTCAGTGAGGCTGACGCGGTAGTCGTCGGCGATCTGCCGCGCGGCACCCGGGTATTTGGTGAACAACTTGCGCAAGCTGTCCTCGTTGAACTCGTAGTTCTCAAGGTTCCAGCCAACACAGATGTCCAGCGTGGTTTCGATGTCGCGCTTGAGCGCGTCCGCCGCCAGGGCGCGCATGGTCTTGCGCTCGTCCGATTCGGAGTCGGCCATTGCCGCCTCGGCCGCCTCGCGCGCCTTGGCGATGTACTCGTCGAACAACTCCGCAACCGCCAGTCGATCGCGCCACTTCATCTTGAAGGTGATCGAAATCGGCTTCTTCTGCCCCTTGGGGTCGGGAATCTTGATTTCGCGGTCGAAATCGAGGTTGTCGCTCGCGTCCAAATCGAGCTTGATCTTCGCAGCCATGTGTTCTCTTTCGTGGGATCAAAAAGGCCCGGCCGGGAGCGACCCGGAGGGCATGAAAAGGCCCGCCGAAGCGGGCCTGTGGCAACGCGACTTAGGCAGCCGCGGCGTAGATCGTCGGTTCGGCGCGGACCAGCAGCACGAGGCTGTTGACCTGCACCTGACCCTTGTTGACCGAAGGAACCGGGTCAAAAGCCGGAACGGCCAGGAAATAGGCAACCGAGTTGTCCGGGTAGACGATGCGGAATGCCGTCTCGGTCTTGGCCTCGGAGGCCGTCACCAGCAGCGGGAAGTGCGTGGCGGTGGCGCCTTGGTAGGCCACGCCGCAGTTGTACCGACGCGGGGTTCGCGACGTGAAGAACTCGTACTGGTCGTCCGAGTCGAGAAATTCCTCGGTCACGGTTTGCTGTTCGCCGCCGGAGCCTTGGAAGTCCTTGATGTACGGAATCTGAGTCCAGGCCGTCACCTCACGAACCGAGCCAGTGCCGGAGCCAGCCGGGAAGCGCGTCGTGCTCGACGTGTTGATGTCCTCGAACGTCACGTCGTTGGTCGACACAGAGTCGGCGCGGACGATGCGCTTGTTCAGTTTCAGCCAGCCGGAGGTGACGATGATGATGTCGTTCTCGACGACGCCGTGCGACGCTTCGAGAGTCGCGACCGCTTCCGTTGCGTTGCTGATCGCGGACATGGTTTTGGAGGTTCCGAGCGTCGTGCCGAAGCTCAGGATGGAACCGTCAGGGAGCCCGATGGCGTGCGCCATCAGACCCGAGCGGGCCATGTATGCGGTAAGGTTGAGATACAGCCACTCGCCAAGAGCGAACAGGCCGGCCTTGAGTTTGCTCAGGACAGAGCGCATGGAAATTGCCTTTCAGAAATAGAAAGGCCGCCTCGCGGCGGCCTCAGATGCGCCCTCTTCGGGCATGAAAAAACCGCCCGGAGGCGGTTGTCTTTGAATGCCCTATGTGGGCTTGTCTAAATCGTGCAGCCAGGGTGCAGCCTGCGCTTGGCTTCGAGATACGCCTCGTGCGCCGCCTCTGGCGTTGGGTACAGCCCCACGTGATGCGTTACGCCGTTGGCCCGGATTCGAGCCCGCCAAGTACCTCCCGCGTGTGCCACAACGCCAAGCAGGCCGCACTTGTTATCTCTGCGGGCCTTGTGCTTGTTCTGCATGTTCACTGCGAAGGTTGCTTCGCGCAGGTTTGCGATTCGGTTATCGCCCTTCTGGCCGTTGATGTGGTCGATGTCGCACTCTGGCCAGCGCCCGTATACGTACAGCCACGCGACGCGGTTGGGCTAGAAATCTGCGGTTGTCTAGCCCTACGCGTCGGTATCCAGCGAGATGCCCGCCGGTAACCAAGAAGTCGGCCCGGTCGCCGATTTGATGGCGTTGAGCAAGTCGGACCTTGCGGGTAAAGGCACCCGTCAAATCGTCGTATTCAAGAACTTCGCGGACCCGCGCCGCCATTACACTGTCGTCAGCCAAACGGCACCTCGATTGCTGGGTTGGTGAGAAACCCGCAGTCGATTCGCAGTCGCTGCGGGTTTCGCTTTGACGCTGTATGTCCGTACAGGTTCCTTCTTAGGTGTCTGCCCGGTACGGAATCGACACTGGCGTCACGTAGTGCGTCTCATCCTGATAGGACGGACTCGGGCTGACTGGATTGAGGATCGTGACCGTCAGGCCGGATGCCGTGAATCTGGTGGCCGGCGCAAACGTTGAGTCGAGCGAAGCGATCAGCGCTTCGGTCGCGGCTGGCCCGGTGTGCTTTGGCATGCAGATATCGACCTGCATGATTCCGAGGTATCTCCGATGGGCTCCGGTCAGGTCTTGGCTGACCATCTCAGCGGGCAGGATCGTGCAGCGCAGGTAACGGGCTGCGGTGGGTGTGAAGGCGACGTTCTGCCAAGCGATGCTGATGGCCGGCGTCTGCGCATCGGCCCATGTATCCAGGGCTGTTTCCAGCGCTGCACGGACGCGGGCTTGGCTCATTGCGCGTTGCCGTTGAAGGCCTGGCTGATTTCGAGCGCGGTAAGGCGGATCATTCCTTGCGGAGCTTGCTTGGAGTAGCCAACTTCCAAGCGCTGGGCGTAAGGGAGGCCGTTGCTCAGGTATACCAAGCCGCCAACTGGAAGCGTCAGAGACTTCTGCGCCTCGTGCGGGCCTCGCGCCTGATCCGTGCTGTCGGTTGTGGAGTAGTTCGGCGAACCGTAGGAAACGTTCCAATTTGCCCGGAAACGCCCTGTCGAGACCGGCGAACGAAGCACCACACGCGAGAACGCCGTCAGCGTGATCGCCCGAACCTTCTGCTCCAACCCCTCTTTCATCTGCTCGGCGAGTTGGCCTAGCGGGATGCTGAAGCGGGTGTCTGACATGGCTAGCGGCGCAACTGCGCTTCGTAGAGAACGGTTGTGCCTGCCGGGGCCAACACCTTGACACGCTCAATGCGGTACACCGTGGACTGCCACGTCAGCGAATCGCCGGGCCGCGGCGCCGTTCCGCCAGCCGCTAGAAACGCCTGCTGGTCACCTAACTGGACCAGCGTGCCGTCGATGTGCCGATCCTTGTATGGGAAGACGACGGCTTGAACGGTCGAAGTTGCGTCCGCTGGCGTTGAGGTTCCGGCAGCCGGGTCGTATGTGCCTGCCGTGGTGCTGGTAAGCGTGGCCGAAGCCCCGAACTCGTTGAGCACCGCAAGTGCATCGGCGGCAGCGCTGGTGTAGTCGAAGGTCATTCCAGCACCAGCACGTCAATACCATTCCCGCAGCCAGGATCGAAGCAGCAGGCAACCTCTACGGCTCGCCGCGCGTCACATCCCAGGTGCATCGCGGCTAGCGCGTAGTCTCTGCCGCTGCCGATAGCGTGGAACCGATCCTCGATGCGGTGCGGGTGCGGCGTGTCTTCGTACTTCCAGATTTCGCCGTTGGGGCGCAGGAGGAGGGTTGAAGCGAATGTCTCGCGGTTACGCTGCGTCGCTGGAAATTCTTCCACTCGCTCGCCGGCCATTAGCCAGGCAACCATCTGGCGGCAGTATGCAGAGTCGCCCGCAAGGCCGCAGACGGAGCCATCCGGCAGGCGGTGAATCTTGGTAGTCGTTGAGTGCGCCGTGCTGTTGCATGCGCGCTTGTCAGCAGCCAGCATGCGGCCGTCCCAGGCGACGCATGTCATTTCAGCACCGCACCACAGCCAGGCCGGCCGGCCCCTTGAGCAGCGGAGCCAGAATCCGCTCGACAACCGGATAGCGCTTGATCGACGACGAGTTGTCCGCGTAGACAGTAGTGATCGGGCCGACCGTGACGCTCTTTTTGTCTTGCGACAGATCGCTGGTCAGCTCCCCAAACGCCGCCTTGAATGCAAGTTCAGCGCAGGCGTTCTTCACTTCCTGAGGGACGGCATTGTTGGCGTAGTAGCTCGGATAGCCGATGCTCCCGGGGCCATCCAGCATGGGGACCTCGTAGCGAGGCCAATCGAGTGCTTGCGTCGTCGTCACCCTGTAGCCGGCCCATCGGTTGCGAAATGCCTGCACCATGTGGTCTGTTGCGCGTCTAATGGCTGCCTCGCGCTCGCTGTCATCCATCTCGTCGGCCCACAGCGTCATGCCACGCGCAGCTAGATAG